ATACGGAAACTATTCAGAGCTTGTCAGACTTGCAGAAAAAGTTCAATGAAGCTACAGATGGGCAATTTGAAGCCCAAATAAAGGTTTCCACAGATTCAGAGAAAATCATTGAAGGAATACGAAAAGCGTACAAGGAAGCGAAAGAGACAACAAATCAATTGAAGCCGATATTGATTAAGGCTGAAATAGATTTATCAGGTATTGGAACCATTGACTTATCAAAGATTCCTGATTGGCAGAAGCAAATTGTATCAGATTATAAAAAGGCTTTCGACATAATGCAAGCCGGCGAGAAAGGAGCCAAAGAAATCGGTTTTTCTCTCACTGATCCAAGTAAGGATAAGAGCAAAAAGGATGCCTTCGCCGAAAGATTGAAAGAACGGGTAAACTTACTAAAGGAGGCATATTCTGAATATAAGAAGTGGATTGGCATTGTTGGAAAGAGAGAAGCTGCCAATAAGGTTGACTCCTTATTCAAAGGTAAAGGACCTGTGAATATTGGCAATTATCGGGATGAATTGAATAAGATTCTTAACCAGCTTGACGATAAGACCGAAGAGCGTATAGAATTGAAAGTTTCTATACGGAAAGTCATTTGGGATATTGATGCCAATGCTATGAAAGAAGCTTCGGATAAGGTTACAAAAGAACTTGAAAGGTACGTATCTGATGTTTCAAAGAAATGGGATATATACAAACAACTTATCAATGCCGGGGCAAGTAAGAAGGATGCTTCTTTATACGCTTTCGGAGCATTGTCTGGATATGAGAAGAAATCCGAGGAATTGGCTGAAAAGGTGACTAAGAAAATGAAGGATAAAGGGGTATATATACCTTTGACTTTCACCGAGCAAAAGGCCACAGAATCACTTGGAGGTAAAGACAGTGTTTTGTATAAACAGTTTTTCAGTGCATGGAAAGAAGCCAAAGATGCTATTGAAAAAGATAGCTTGGAAGTAAAGCTGAAAGAAGTTACTGCCCTCAACAAATACAAATCTATCGCTGAAAAGATACGGGATTTAAGCGAGAAATATGCTCCCTTAACTGGCACCTTCATTGGTGAAAATTATGAACTTATTGGTAATGTTGAAGGTATGACTCCCGGACAAAAAGCTCTTTTCACTGAATATAAGGAGGAACTTGCAAAGCTAAGGGGACAGCTACTTGAACTTCTTCCGGTATGGGAACAGATATTTGGAGATCAAACCTATAAATCATACGGACAAATACAGCAAGCATCCGATTATGCTCAACAGATTATTGATAATGCTTCTGTAACTAAAAATAAGAATGGAAAGCCAACTGCTTTTACTTCTTGGTATTTGGATGAGAATGGTAAAAGGATTGATGTTTCAGGAGAATATTCTCAAATTGAGAAGTTAAAGAAAGCCATACAAGACTTGTATAAGGCCGGATTACAGAAGAATCCGTTTGCCACTCTCATAAAAAATGTTCGTTCTTTATTCTCCAGTGGAGATAAAGATGAAAAAGGTACCATAGAAAAGATTGCAGCCATAGGAGAAAGTGCCGCTGAAAGCGCTGATCTTGTCGGCAATTTTGCAGGGCAAATGTCCTCCATGTTCGATGCTTTGGGCAATGAGGGCATGGCCGACACGATGGGCAATGTGCAGGATGCCATGTCTTCTATAAGCAATATCGGGCAGGGATTTGCCAAAGGTGGAATAGTTGGTGGTATTGCTGCCGCTGCCGGTGAAGCTGTAAACTGGATTGGGAAGATAGCACAAGCGCATGATAAGAAACTCGATAAGGCTATTGAAAAGAGTAAACTTCGTACTCAACAGTTGCAATATATATACGAACAAATTGACGGTATTCTTGAACGTTTCTTGGGCAGTGGCACGGAACTAAAACTTGTAGATGCAGAAAATGACCGTACCCGGTTGAATCAATTAAATAATCAGATTGAGGCAATACGCAATAAGGGAAAGATCAACATCTTCGATTTGATGTCTTTGCAGAAATATAAGCAGGAAGCGGAAAAACTTCAAAAACGTGTTTCGGCATACGATGAAGGTGGTGCATACGGGTATCAACGTGCCTTGATGCAAGAACAACTTTCAGAGTTGGAGAAACAACGGCAAGCTGAAATTGATAAAAAGAAGACGGATGATAGCAAGGTAGCTGATTATGAGAATCAGATTGCGGAGATGAAACAGCAAATAAAGGATTTTGCCGAGGAAACGGCTGAATCTCTCTATGGCATTAATTTGAAAGACTGGGCTTCGCAGTTGGGAGATGCCTTGTATGAGGCATGGCAGAAAGGCGAGGATGGTGCCGAAGCTTTCAAAAATAAGGTTGCCGACATTATGGGTGATGTCATGAACTCCATTCTCAAAATAAGTATTTTGGAACCGGCCATGCAACAGCTTCAGAAGATGCTTTTCGGTGAGGATGGAATGAGTGGTTATTTCGGCAAGGATTTCTCCCTTGACGAAAGGGAGTTGGAAAGTATTGCGGACTATCTAATGGGAGTGAGTGAGAAAACCGATGATTACTATTCCATGCTTGACAAGCTGAACAACTATATGGAAAAGAAATATGGTATCAGCATGAAAGAAGAGGAAGAAGAAAATGGAAGTGGGTTATCTAAAGGCATACAGAATGTTACTGAAAATACCGCTAACCTTTTGGCTTCTTATATAAATGCAATCCGGGCTGACGTGAGTGTCAAACGGGAGTATGTACGCAGATTGGTTGAAGAATTGTTCCCGGCCTATAATGTAATAGCACAAGCACAATTGCGACAACTGACAATGATACAGATAAATACAGCAAAGAATGTGGAATTTGTGGAAGAGATCAGAGATATACTGCATAGGAATATAAACGGTGTAAACAAGTTTAATGTATGATTATGAACAGATTGAATAGTGAATTGAGAGGTCATGCCGTATCGTATGGCCTCTGCACACAATGGCAAGGTGACTGGCAAAACAATAAAAGCCAGCAAGAACTAATTGAAATGTATATACGAGGCATTGATTTTTGTATTGAGCACGATTATCCGACAGTGGAATATATAAAAGGTAATTTTGACCGGAGTCTGCTCCATCAAAACCATATTTTTGTTGATGAACCAGTGACCGGAGGTGACAACGGTGTATATGTGCTGAACGGTAAATGTTCAGGCAAATTTTCTTTCAGCAAATTTACAGCCGCTACTCTCCATTTGCGGCATGATAGTGAATTGACTCTTGAAGTGGAGGATTGTGCCAAAGTTTTTGTGAGTGTATATGATCGGGCTATACTACATGTAAGGCAAAGCGATATGGCTAAAGTTTATGTATATGTTCATGGCAAAAACTGTAAAGTTGAAGCCGATGGCAATGTCATGGTAAGATATAAAATGAATGTGGACTAACGCATGTTCTGCAATATCTTTATTTACAGCCTTTTATATTTGAAAATTATTTGAACGGTATCATAAATGACAACCAACATCTCATCACAATACGGTAGATACGCGCATTATTTATATTGTGTCTAAATTTTAGAGTAAATGTAACTGTTTTTATTTACCGATTCTTACCGTTTGTTACTGATGTTTACCGAATTTATTTTCTTGATTTTTAGTCTGTTGTATGGTGAAAATATCGTTTTTATATTTGTGTCGGAAACAATGCTGTTAGGTTCATTTCGTGGTTGTCATGAACTGGAGTAAAATATTATAGGGCATTCTCTTTGAGGCAGGCAACCACATTAGGCTTCATCGAGATTTGCCCTTTCTCTTTATTATTATGTCAAGCGTGACTATTATATTAAGGAGGGTTCAGTAGGTACGAGTAATGGCGTATTGGGGTTCGATTCCCTGCCTACTACAAGATCGGACAAAATAATTCCCCAAAAGCGGAGATGTCCGAGCCGCTGATGGGGAAAACATTAACTTTATAGTGCAAAGATATGGAAAATTTTAATCAGTTAATACCTATTGATGAGGGAAAAGGTAAAAAAAGAACAATGACCTCCTTGCAGATTGCAGAAATTACGGGCAAAACTCATTCAAATGTAATGCGAGATATTCGCAATATCCTTGAACAACTGGAAGAAAAACATAAATTCAATTTTGAATTGATGTTCAAAATCACAAAGTTAGGGAATAACGCAGAAAGAAAAGATCCTTATTATCTTCTCACTAAAAAAGACTGCTTGCTTCTCGCAAGTGGTTATGATGCAAACTTACGAGCCAAAATTATTAATCGTTGGGAAGAACTTGAAGAAAACAAGCGTGAGCTTTCCCGTAAAAGGGAGAAATCTTTGTTAAGTAAAATCTAAATTTATAATATGAAAACAAATCAAATTTTTCAATATAATGGAAGCCCTATCACTTTTTATAAAGATGATAATGTAATGGTAAATGCAACAGAAATGGCAAAGCCGTTTGGTAAATTAGTAGGGGATTGGCTTAGATTGAAAGCTACTACCGAGTTCACAGAAGCACTTTCAGCCGATATGCATATTCCCATATCGGCACTAATTCAAGTAGTTAAAGGTGGTAATAGCGAACAAGGCACATGGCTTCACGAAGATGTAGCATTGGAATTTGCCCGTTGGTTATCTCCATCATTTGCTATATGGTGTAATAAGCGTATCAAAGAGTTACTTCAATATGGCATGACCGCCATGCAGCCAACTTTGGAGCAAATGATAAACAATCCCGACCTTGTTATCAGTCTTGCAACACAATTAAAGAACGAGCGAGAAGAGAAGCAACGTCTTGAACAACAGAACGCATTGCAAGAAGAGCAGTTGCTTCAAGCCGCTCCGAAGGTCAGCTATTATGATAACCACTTGCAGAGTGTAAACACCCAGACGAGCACACAAGTCGCCAAGCAGATAGGAATGGATGCCGAAAAGCTGCATAAGAAGCTGAAAGAAATCGGAGTCATCTACCGACAAAGCGGACAATGGTTATTGCATACTCCTTATTCTACTTGGGGAATACACTCTACACGTACACAGACGTACACACGTTCGGATGGCTCGATAGGAACAAATGTTTATACAGTATGGACTACGAAAGGTGTACGTTTTATCATCGCATTATGCGAAAGCGGTTGGGACGTAAAGAAAGCCATAAAGCTGATTAAGGGTGAATTAATACCAGTAGCATAGCGTTTACTATTTATTTCTCTGAAAATTCAGAAAAATCGAGTTTTTGACAATATACACATAGTATAAAGAGAAATAAATAAAAATCTCCTGAACCTGCTTGTATGTATGTTTGGGAGAAAAGGGTAAGGAATAGTATGCAAGTAAAATCTAATAAATCATTATATGAAAACAAATCAAGAAATGGTGCGATACATTGATAGTTTTTCTGTGGTTCAGCGCACGAGTGATGGTTATTTTGACGGAACTGAATTGCTTCGGCAGTGGAATAATGTAGAAGGGAATCCGAGAAGGCAAATGAGTAAATTCTTAGAATCTGATAATACATCAGAGTTTTTGAAAGCTCTTGCAGAGGATGAAAGCCATAGAGCAAAAATGCTCATTGGTGAAAATCAACTACTTATAAAAGTTAAGGGTAGAAATACGAAAGAAGGCAAAACACCCGATAAAGTTTGGATGAATCCGCTTCTGTTTATCAAATTTGCTATGTGGATAAATCCGGCTTTTGAAGTCAAAGTGTTACGGTTTGTGTATGATGAAATGATTCGCTATCGAAACGATGCCGGGGATGCTTACAAAGAACTTGGCTCTGCCGTTCAGAAGATAGTTCCTAAAGAGTTTATGCCGAAAGCAATGCAAAAGGTTGGGGAAGCATTGAATTGGGTTGTGTTTAATTCACATGAGAAAATGCTTCGCAACAAGCAGGGTGATGAAAGCAAACAACGCGAACTGTGGCAGCTTGAAAAGAAGGTGGCTGATTTAATCAATGAGGGATTTATTACCAACTTCGATAATTTAATATCATACCTTAGAAAACAATATTCAAAAAGGAACTATCCTGCCGTGTTCCAATTACAGCAAGAAAATGCAAATTTTATCCACTATAAATAATAAATCAATATGGAATTATCTCGAAAGCTGAATACTTTTGGCTAAGAGTGACTAAATGCACAAAATAAAATTGGGCTGACTTTGAAGCCAGCCCTAATCTTGTCAAAATAGAATAAAACATTCCATGTGTCTATTACTATTTCTTTTTCAATTTAGCATAGTTATATAATGTAAGTGTTTTGTCATTCATATTTAAGCTAAAAACCATTCTCTTTACATCATTTATTACAATAAAAGTGGTGTAATCTTCTGATGCAATATTATAGTTCCAAGTCCCATTATCAATATCAAAGTTTTCTATTTTGACAGTTTTATCAGGATTGAATGTAAATTTAGCATCAGAATATCCCCAATTTGCATCTACCCATATACCACTTATATCATTCCACAAATGCGTAACTTCCCATACTCCAATAATATTTTCATCAAGCCACTCTTTATTTTTATCAATATAGATATTTTCTTTCTCATTATCAGATGAACACGATGTAAAAAGCATAGATAATATGCTAAAAATAAGTATTATATTTTTCATTTTAATTCTGTTTATGTTTTAATTTGTAAATAAATGCAGCTTCTGTGATTGTTGCTAATGCTTTCAGTATTGGCATCGCTATTATGTTGGATATTATTCCAGCCAGTCCTATTATGAACCACCCCCAATGGCGTTCTATTTTATAGGCTTCAAATTCACATGCAAATAGCGTAACAACAAAGATTAAAGCTGATATGATAAGCATTATCACTGATAAGTCATATAATCTCCTTAATCCAACGACACCACTTCCTGAAAATTCAGGTTGGTTTTCATTATTAGATTCAACTATTGAACTATCTTTTTTCTTCATTGGGTTATACCCACAATACTTGCAAATGGTAAAACTATCATCATTCGCACATCCACATGATTCACATTTCCACATAACCTATATATCTAAATATTTAATGCCAAAGTAAAAACCTAACACCACCACAAAAAGTACGTATAGTGGTAATAGCCACGATCCTCCGAAAACACTAAAGCAGATCAGAAGAATCACTACTATCCAAACTAAAACTCCTAACATATAATAACTCCTTTTTATAATTATACGCAAAAGTAATAATTAATAATAATTTGACAAGTGATAAAATACATGTTTCTCAACATGTTATACGGTTCGGAATAGACTATGAGTATAATACTCTATTAAAATAATATTTTTATGGCACTATTTTCTATGATAATATAGAAAATACAATTATATTTGCGTTGAAATAAGATTAAAGTATAAGGCCATAGAGCTTGTTGTGGAGACTAAATATCTCTGCGGCAAGCTCTTTTTTTTATATGTGTATATGAACGAACCGTATTCTATTTTGATGCAGAAAACTACCGAGAATGCTCCGGTCAAAGACAGCTTGGCGCATTTTGGGATTGTATGCACTGAATTTCCGTTCAAACCGGGTGGGGAAACGAAAGACTTACCAAAACGAGATTGGCCGGAAGAAGACGGTGAAGATACTTACATACCCGATAAGCTACCATTAAAAGCATACGACTTGGAGGCCGAAATGTGCTATAAAGGGGATTTAGGTACTGCATACGATAAAATCATGGCCTTTCAAAACTATCTAACGGGGGAGAATGGTGACGGTGCCACCTTGAAAATATATAACTCGCACACAGGTATCGGGCGGCAAGGACTTTACTTGCTGGAGGTTGGAGATTTTGAATTTAACAAGTCCAATATGGATGAAGTCTTGACCTTCCCGGTAAAGTTCAGAGTGACTGATCCTCGAACTCAAATAATCCCCTCGTATAGTGTTGCAGAACCGACAAAGATAGTTTCATTGGTTGAAAAAGTATAGCTGTATGGCATGGAAAGTTTATGATAAAACTGGCAATACGGTACGTTGTACGCTGAAAAGTTTGGAGTATAATGGTACATGGATGGGTGCATGTTTTGTGACAAGCACTCTGAAAAGTGCCGTACCCATTCTTTTTGAGATAGGTGATTATGTCATGTACCGTGGCGAGAAGTTTGAAATAAACTATGATCCTACGGCATTAAAAAAGGCGGCAAGAAAAACTTCGGGAGAAGCGTTTGTCTATGATAACGTAAAGTTCAACTGGCCGGGAGATGAATTGACGCGATGTGATTTTCTTGATTATGTGAAAAGTGATAATCAGATACACTTCACTTCTTTACCTAAGTTCAGTTTCTTCGCTTCGTCTATACAAGATTTGGCAGACCGTGTTCAAGTAAATCTTGACCGTATATATACCGGGGCACAAAAATGGACGGTTGTCGTACACCCTGAATATGTGAGCACTACCAACGTAAACATTGATGTGAACAATATAAAGGTATGGGGTGCGTTGGAGTTGTTCAATTCAAAATTTGCTGCGAACTTCGTTATTCGTGGACGGACAATAACAATCGGTACTGCCGGTATTGCTGTGGGCAATATTTTCAAGTATGGACGTGGAAACGGTTTGTACGAAATTCAACGTACAGCCGATGCGGATCAACAGATTATTACCCGGTTGCGTGCATACGGTAGTACAAGAAATATGCCTAACCGGTATTATAATAAGCTCTCAAACAGTTCTCTTACCAATTATTTGCCGAATAACATGGCCGTGGAAAATCTGATGTTACCTGATTTTCCTAAGACAACGCTTGATCCATATATTGATAGCAAGAATATTGCTGTGCTTGGCATTCGGGAAGGGAGTGTTTATTTTGACGGTACCGGTGATTTGGAAGAAATATGTCCTTCAATGGAAGGTATGACCGCCGAACAGTTGAAAGATGCAGGTATTTATGTATCGTTGGATGCCGGGGATAATGGTAATCTTGACGAAGTGGCTGATGCTGAACAACTGACAGATGATGGTACAATGGATAACCTGAAAGAAGGTGAAGATGTCCCACCTTTTACAATAACGCTAAAAGATGTTGGTTTCAATATAAACGATTACCTGACTTCTGAAACAGCCACCATTAGCATGAAAAACGGCATGTGTGGTGGCCGGGATTTTGAAATAACCAAATGTGAGAAGAAGGGCAATAAATATGTGCTGACTTGTAACCGTGTATATGATGAAAGTCTGAAATTATATTTCCCATACAAGGATTACAATATAAAGTCCGGTGACAAGTTTGTCCTGCTTTATATTGATATGCCGGACGTTTATATTCAGGCCGCTTCACAACGGTTGCTTGCTACCGCGAAAAAATATCTTGCAAAGAATGACTATGTGCGCTATTCGTATGAACCGAAGGTGGATGATATTTTCATGGCACGCCAACATGATGAGGCTGTTGCAAGGGGGGAAGCAAGCATACATGATACTTTGAAAGAAGGGGACTTGATGCTATTCACTGATAGCGATCTTGGTATTGAAGGCAGCATCATTATTGATACCCTTATTATCAAAGAGGGAGAAGATATGATACCGAAGTACACTATGACACTTCGGGAGGAAAAGGCTGTTGGATCGCTTGAAAAAATCCAAAATCAGATAGACTCTATTGCAGGTGGTGGGCAGGGAACCGGTGGCTTGAATACCCAACAGATACAGTCTATCATCCGTTCACTGGGCAATCAGCTTTTTCTTTCGCGCACCCACAATGATACGGCAGCTGGGCTTATCGGCTTCTTAGCCGGTGCTATCTTTGGTGCAAGCGGTTTTGCAGAGGGTTTGACCGGCTTTGGGGCGAAAATAGACAGCATGGGACGTGGGTATATGGAAAGCCTCACGTTACGCAGGTTTTTAGAGGTGCCGGAATTGCGTTTTAACCGTGCTGAAATTGTGCTTGGTGACAAATGGCGTTCTCCCGGTGCTGGAATTATAGAGAGTGTTGAGCCTGATTATGATGCTGATGGTAACTTGCTACGTTCCGGGACAATAAGTTTGAAATTACAAGACGGTGAAATAGGTGCTGTGGCTGTGGATGATATTTGCATGGGGTATTTCCATGACTATGAAACGCCGGGGAATAATGCGGTATCTGATATAGATGATAGCCGTGGCAACCGTATGTTTGCCGGTTTCTGTACAATCTATTTTCGTATTACAGAAATATTGGATGCCGGAACAAACAAAAGGTTTCGCTATGTGCTTCGTGGTGTTTCTGATCGTTGGCAATATTCTTTCCATCCGTGTGAGGCTTTGCATTTTGTCGCTTATGGCAACTTTACAAACAAGGAACGCCAGACTTCCGCTTATGAGACGAGGACATACCGCCGTTTCTTGGTAGGGGTAAATGACTGGGAGTTTACAAAGAGTATGGTTGCAATGCAGGATGGGGATTTGAGCAATCTCAACATCTTCGGGTTGGATATGACCGGTTATTCTGCTTATCTGAATAACATTTATATGACCGGCACAATCGAACAGTTACAGATAGATGCACCGGTACGCATTGAGATTGATACGCAAGGTGACAATTTTCTTGCTTATGGTGAATCAATGGAAATTACTTGCAAGGTCTTTAAAGGTTGGGAGGATATTACAGACACAGTTAGACAATGGGCTATCCGAAGGGATAGTGGAGATACCGCCGATGATGAAGCTTGGAATATCAAGCATAAGGATTTCAACGGTTCAATAACGATACATAACACAAAGGAAATTAGTGATTTAGGAAATAATTCAGTAACAGTGGTAAGTACCTTGTTTACCATAACGGCAACAAATGATACTGCATCAGTAGAAGCAATTGTGACGATATGATAGAGAGTGAAAAGAAAAGAATCAGAAAAGAGTTTCAACCGCTTACGATTGCAGTAAGCTTGAAGATAATGACACCGAACAGTCCGGCCAATCAGGTCTATAATCCGGTGGCAAATGAATATGATCCTGACCGTGGGGTTACTCCACTGGTGATTTTACCGGAAGTCATAGCGAATGCCGCTGACGGTAGCTGGGATATGCCTTATGTTAATTCTTTGTTGGCAGAAATGAACTGGTTTGCTAATGGAGAGAATATTTCTGCAATCAGTTCATGGAATGGGAAGTACAGTATAGATACGGTTGGAGATACACGCGGTGCCATTACCATAAGCAGAAATGTGGCTCCGGGTGAAAGTTTTGAGTTGTATTTTGAAGGTCTGATAGCTGATACCCGGCTTGGGGTGAATATTCCCGTTAAGACTGACTCTATCATGTTGACAACGGTAGATAAGAGTGAAGATACCTACGGTTTGTCTATTGGGGATAGTCAGATAATCCAGTACAATCCATTTCTTGACAAGCTTTTGTTGTATGATTACAAGGTAGCCAACAATTTGATTTCCGCATCTACGGCCAATAGGAATGCAGCTTTGGATGAAAATTCATACGAGCGCACCATTCCACTTATGGTAACAAAGGGAGTGAATAAAATAACTACCGGATATACAATTGAACTTTATCAGGTGAACAGCATATCAAGTCAAACAATGCTGACTACCGCAAACCATGAAATAGTGGCTTTGTCCTTAACCAGCCTGATAATGGACTTGCGTTTGGTCGAGAAGGGGGATTACTTGCTGTTGGTGAAGGTTGGTGGAAAGGAGGTTGCAAGACAGCAATTCTCCGTCAATCGTGTTTATCCAAAATTTACGTGCATACCGGCAAGTCAGGCTTCCATCAATCCTGATGAAATCCTGCATAGGAATATAGCTATGGTACAGTGGAATGGAGAAATTGTGCCGATACCGGCACCGATTATCCGCATGGTATGGTTTACGGACAGTGCAAATAAGACCGGGGTACAATGGCAGGAGGGGGAAAAAACTGTGATAATGTTGGATGGAACCGGTATTGGTGAAACTTATCTTGACGATTGGTTGGACGTGTACATTAAGGCCGAGCAAAAAAAGGCTTTCTCTGTATTGACTGATGGGACAAATGAATATACGGACAGTAACGGGAACATATATATAAATAATTGATATGAGGTATGTTGTAGCAAATAAGGAAAAGGCTTTGGATGCCGGGGTTCTGTTGTTGGGGCACTTGGTAAAGGGAGAATCCATCATCTTGAATGAAAAGGAGGTAATGTGCCTGCCTTCTCTTGATGGAGAACTGGAAGATAGAATACTGTTGTTGGACGGTATCGTTTATACTAATACAAGCATGAATCAAATTATATCAGAAGGAGGTTGGGAATATGGCAGAAAATTATAGTGCCCAAAATAGCATCACGATTAAACGTCTTCGTTCCAATGACAGCCTGATGCTGACTTTTGAAAATAATGGCATTCCATTGTTTCAGGCCGTAGATGAAGAAAGTGGGGCTGTCTCTCCTGATTGGAGTATAGCTGCGAATCAGCCGGTACGGACACCCAAAGTAACTTCGGCACGTGGGTTGGCGGTCAGTTTGTCTGGTCATAGTTGGGCTTACAATGGAGTGGCTTTAAATTTTAACGGTGCGGAAAGTGGAGGTTGGAAAAAAGACAGTACGGGCAAATTCTCTTTGAATACCAGTACCGGTGCCATTAAAATTGTCGGAAACTTGGCAAGCAAAACGAATATTGCAGGAGATACATTGACTTATTCATGTGTCGCTTCTACGGCAGGTGTTGAGTATAATTTGACCGGGGAACTGCCTATTGCCATTCAGAATATGGGAGCCAGCTCTTACTATCTTGCTATTCTTGCAAGTACCGAACAGTTAACAAGCAAAGTAACAAGTTGTACTCTGACTACCAAGCTGTATGCCGGTGCCAATGCCATTACCGATTACTATATAAAATGGTATAAGGACACGGCGGCTTGGACTGATAAGAACGGACAGAAAAGTGTAACTGTTACCCGTGGTGATGTGGACGGTACCCAGTTATTCATAGCAGAAGTTTATCAGTCTTCAAGTGCTTCACAACCGATAGCACGTGCCGGGGTACGTATCATTGATACGGCAGATGAATTTCAAATTGTATGTTATATAACTTCTTCCAACAAAGAGGTTGATACCGGACAACCCGTTACAGTAAGTGCCAAGATTGTAAATATGACTACGGGGTCAACTTATACTCCTACTTCCGCATCGTGGACTATGGATGTGATGGATAAGGAAAACTGGAAGAGTTTGAAACATTCTACAACAAATTCTATATCTGTAACAACAACGGAAACTGACAGAAACGGGACTCAATATGATGTTGATGTTTTGGCAGAATGTCATTTTAATTAACATAAAAACAAAATAATATTATGGCAACTAAAGGATTAGGAAATGAAACATTGGTGACCTCCATTCTGCGTTCCAATACAGTATTGGTGGAAGTTGGTGGTAGTGTCAGACGCATTACCGTGGAAAACTTCATGAATGCTATTAATAATGGTGACGAACAAATGTTGAGGCAGGTGGCTTGGGGGATTCCAATCAAACAATCAACCCAAAGTAGCACGAACTATGGTGTGATAGGTAATACAGCCGCATGGACAGAATACAAGTTGTATTGTGGCCGTTATCTCGTAACGAATGATGGAAGGGCTGCTAAAATGTCCCCTACCAATAGTGCGGTGTTTGCTGATGGTACTGCGGTGGATGAAACCAAAGGGCATGTGATGTGGATAGGGCCACGTTTGTATTATCGTGTACAGACTGACAGTGTAAGTGGTGTACCAGTCTTATGGCTCTCGATGCTACCTATTGGCGGTGAGTTTATTGGTGGGGCAAATGGTGGAATGTATAACTGTATCGGTGCATACAAAGGCTCCATGTCAGGTAGCGCACTTGTTTCACGTTCAGGAGTTGCACCGGCAGGCAGCAAGACAATCAACGCATTTTGGAATGCTGCACAAGTGAACGGTAAGGAATGGGGACTGACCGATTACGATCAGAGAAAGCTTATTATGATGTTGGGGCTGTCCCAGTACGGAGATACCAATATTCAAGCCAAACTTGGTTATGGTGTGGGTGGTAGCTCCAGTAAAGACTTGTGGGCTGCTGCGGCAGCATTGCAAACTGGCGCAACAAAGAGTCTCGGTGACAATTGGGGCAAAATAGCTATTTCTGTGGTGAATGGAAGTAATACTGGAGTGGATTGTTCACGGGTGAACATGATGGGTATAGAAGATCCTTATGGGTGGCAGTGGGAATTTCTGCAAGGAGTATTTTGCGGTAGTTCCAACAATAGTGCTCAAAGTGGAACGGAAATTTTCATTTACAAAGGAAACCGTTTACCGACTACTGCTGAATTAGCTGCGCATCCAAATGGTGAATACAGACAAGCTACCCGTCAGACAGCTTCCGGTCAAGTGCAGGAAATAATTCTTGGGGAGCATTTTGATATTTTCCCGAAAAAGATTGGTGGAAACAGCACTTCTTATTGGGCTGATTATTCATGGGCAAACACTACTGGGCAGCTGGTTCTTTGGGGCGGTAGTGCGTATCACGGTGCGTATTGCGGCCTCGCTTTTGCGGCCTCGGATCACGTTTGGTCGCACTCGACTGCGTCTTTCGGCTCTCGCCTTGCGTATTTTGGGAATTTAACATTTGTTAGCGGTGCATCTTTGATGGCTGCATGATAGATTTTAAAATATTAGTTCTTTGAATTTCAGTTAATTAAAACCCGTCCACCT